CACAAAGACAATCAAGGTAGTAGAGTTCTATCCTTTCAAAGCTTTGAAGCCAGTTATCAACAAGAAACTAGGCAAGAAAGTCAGCAAGGGTATGCACAAAGACAGACCTATCTTTACTCTTACCCTAGAGGAGAGGGCTACATGCCCTCGTACTTGTGGGCATTGGGACGATTGCTACGGCAACAACATGCCATTTGCACACAGGATATCACATGGCAAAGGACTGGCACACAAATTATATGGAGATCTTACAGAGATACAGAAGAAGCATGAGAAGTTTCTTGTACGACTGCATGTGCTTGGAGATTTCTATTCAGTAGATTATGTACAGTTCTGGGAGAGATGTCTTGATAAGTTTCCAGGTCTTGCCATCTGGGGCTACACACATTGGCACCCAGGTACAGACATAGGAGATGAGATCAAGAGAATACGCACAGCACAATGGGATAGATTCTCAGTACGATTTTCAGATTACACCAGAGATATACTATCAGCTAACTCAGAGGAGATAGCAGAGAAAGGTGTAGTGTGTCCAGAGCAGACAGGCAAAGCCAAGAGCTGTGCCGATTGTGGTCTGTGCTGGTCAATGAAAAAACAATCAGTTATATTTAAGACACATTGAAGTTATGAAAAAGAACCAAACTGGGGAGAGATATCCTAATTGTAACATCTGCCTTAAAAAGGCAGTAGTCTACGATAAATATAAAATTTTTTGGTGTGCTAAATGTGCACTAAAAAAACAAAAGATGTCGGATGCTAAACATAAAGGCACTATTGACATATAAAGATAATAGTGGTATAGTAAAATATTCTAGGTGGGAAAGGATACTGAATAGTTATTCGATAAGCCTAGGTTAGAGAGAGGTGGAATAGTGAAAGGAACAGCACTACAAGTCCTCTCTCGTTTTTTAATAACAACAAAGGAGGACTAAATGCAAAGACTAAAACGACAAACATTCTCAGATGAACTACATAAACTTGTAGGTTCTAAGATATTCTCAGCAAAGTTTACAAAGAAAGATGGCTCTGATAGAGTTATCAATTGTATGCTTGGGGTGAAAAAACATTTGAGAGGTGGAGAGAGAACAACAAAGAAAGAAGAGTTTATGATTGTCTTCGATACTATCAAGAAACAGTATCGCAATATCAATCTAAAGACTCTTGATTGGATTCGTTTCAATGGACAACTGTATACTGTTGAGTTACAGTACAGAGAAAATCAGATGAAGCTTACACCAACGGAGAACATAGCAGATGAGTAGTCCTCACGATAATCTTGATTGGACAAAGCATGATACAAAAGATACAATATTTGTTTGTTGGAATACATCAGATGTTAGAGAACTAAGACCAGACTTAACAGATGAGCAGTGTAGAAAAGTATTACGCAAAGTTAAAGATGGACATGATGCTACTCTGGGTATATCTTGGGATGTAATAGAAACTATATCTTATGACATGTACCCAATACAAGTTTGATACGAACAAATGGTAAAACCCAAAGCTAGCTAGAGAGGTAGTGTTTGTATCAGGGGGCAGGTTAGTCGTTCCTGTCCCCAACTTTTACTTGACAGAAAATAAAAACTATGTTATAGATTCCACATGAATTACGCAGATCAGATAGAAGTTATAAAAGATTTAGGGTTAGATGAAGGGCAGTCCGTGAGAATGGATTGCC